TGTTATGCCTATTGAGGAGATAAAGATTGATTATTAAATTAAGTCGAATATTCTTTGGTGGCTACACCCCCAACAAAGAAGCCATGGGGGCAAAAAAATACATATCATTTCCTCTGCGTAGCTTAATCTTATCCATTCCAGTATCTGCGAATCATGGTTTCGGTAAAATCAAAGGTGTAACAAAAAAGATGGGGGTAAATTATTCACCAGTTTCCGTTTGTGTATTCCGTAGGGATGATCGTCAATTAATCTGGGAGACCAAATCACGAGTTAATGGCACTTATGAATTTCGAAATATTGCGAAAGGGCTTGAGTGTTTTGTTGTCGCATTTGATCCAAACGAAGAATATAACGCAGTGATCTCCGACAAGGTGGTGGCAAAATGAGTAAAACATCAGTCAAAGCCCGGCTTGCTATGACTCAGGCCTTTGCCAATTTTTTAGATAACGGTAGCCAGAGTGCTACCATTATTTTTTATCAAGGCGCACAGCCTGCCAGCCCTGCGGTTGCGGCAGATTCAAACAATGCATTGGTGACACTGACTTTTCCTGAGCCATGCATTAAAGAAACTACAGCAACTTATGTAGAGCTTCATCCAACGGATACCGCAACGGTAATTAAAACTGGGACTGCCACTTGGGCACGTATTTATAATGGTGCTGGCGAGGTCGCTGCCGATCTGACGGTAGGCACAGATATTTCCCTAGCCAATACCAATCTAGCCCTTGGCGGCTCATTGTCGGTGACATCGATAAAACTCAGACCTTAATTTAAAAAAGGGTGCTCATGTGGATTTTAAAAATAAGCTCGGCACCGTTGATGCTCACAACCTAAACTTAAACTTTAAGCCTGATAATACCGATAGCCATAACATTATTCTTAATTTTGAGCATCTGGCCGATAGCTCAACCAATCTTAATTTTGGTAATGATGTTACAGCTGTAATTGATACGGTACTTCATACTGAGTTTACATTTGAAGTCACAGCAGTCTATGCAGATAGCGGTGCAAATACTGCTGTCATAGACACGGTGCTCGACACCGAGTTCGGTTTTAATGTCGTCGCTGAATTTAGTGAAAACACTGATGTCATTGGCCAAATCGATACGGTTTTAGACACCAGTTTTAGTTTTGAAATCGAAGCGGTATTTAATGAAAACCTTTGTATCATTGACGCGGTTTTAGATGCCAATTTTTCATTTGAAGTCATAACCCTGTTTGATATTAATCATATTGTCGGGGTGTCTTACGGTTTTGACATGCGATATCAGAAAGCGATTGCATGCCTGAGCACCACAGAAATACCGTGGGCTAAACCCATATTAAGGGTCTCGAATGAGGCTCTTTTTTATGAGCAGGGCTTGGTGATTTCTAATCAAGTGGATATTTGGCATGAGCAGGCAGGATCATTAACCCGGGCGGTTAGATCCCTTCATGAGCAAGCAACCGGCTTAAGTTCTGATGCCTATGTGATTTGGGAGGAGGGTGATAAGCGCTTTATTCATCAGCGCTATCTGCATGAAGAAACGATCAAGCTACGTCATAACCGCGAAACGGTTTGGCAGGAAATGATTCGCCGTCGCAAGACCTTTACCTATTCGCATGACGTAGCCCAAGTCTTTGAGCACCGCTTTTCATTTGAATGGGATAAAAGTCTTGAGATTGTCACCAAGTCGGACTTGCCATGGGATAAAGCCAAAGCGATTCACTATCGCAAGCATCCAGTTCAACCTTGGCCAAAGCCTGAAATACCTAAATATGAAGGTACAGGCGACCTAAATTTCATTTGTCTTTGTGATACTGATTCACACAATGTTGTTTTAAATTTTGGTGCAGATGACTGTATTCCAGCACTGCCGAAAAGGAACTGGTGGTATATCGTGAATACATTAACAGCTGAGCGACTGGATACCGGCGAGAAAATTAAAGTCATGGATGGTACCTATAGCACCAGTCGGTCGCAATGGTGCTGGACCTATTCCATTACTGTGGCTCATACCGAGAAAGATAAGCTGCAACCAATTAATGGCCAGCCAGTGATACTGAAAGTCAAGATCAATGGATTTGAGCATCATGTTCTACTGGAAGATCCAGAAGAAACCCGACGTTTTGCCAGTGTTCTCTACACTTACCCGGGGCGAAGTGTCACCGCTTTAAACTCTGCTAAATATGGGCCTTCACGCTCATTCATTCAGGAGAATGAACGAACATCTGTGCAACTGGTACAAGCTGAACTTGATCGAGCAAATAGCGGTACCAGTTTGGACTGGAAACTGATTGATGAATTGGGCTGGATTGTACCGGTTGAAAGCCTGAGTTATGCAGAACTAGCACCCATCGATGCAATAAAGCAAGTAGTTGATGCAGGTGGTGGCTTTATCTATAGCCAGAAAGCAGGGAATACACTGACCATCTTACCCCGGTACCAGAAAGGCTACTGGGATACGATGACGGTAGAGGATTACGATATTCTGCTATCCGAAAGCCTGGTGATGCAGCAGAACATTAAGCAGAACGATGAATACATTGCTGACTTCAATTCCATCACTGTAGTGAATAGCCGTAGCGGTGAAAGCCTGAAAGTACAGCAGCGTGGTACTTCGGGTGATGTGCCTTTAGAGACAGTCACTGGTCCATTGTTTAATGTAGTGTCGGGTGCCAGCTATGGAAAAAATGAATTGGTCAAAGCCAATATTCAAGAGCTGCACACCTTTTCTGATATTCCGGTGAGCTCGGAAATTGGCGAGATGCTACCAGGTAAATCGATTGCATTTAATGGCCAGTGGTGGGGTGTGATTGACTCAGTTTCAGGTAGCTTCTCACATGAAAAAGTGAATGAAACCATTGCAGTGGAGCGTATCAGCCGTGAATAATCCTTTATTTGAACTGCGTAAGCTGCTTAATCCGACTCATGCAGAATATATCGGCACTATCACATCAGTGAAGCACCCAGAGTATCGGGTACAGATCGATGGTGGATCCGGTCCAGTGCTTTGCACATCAGGCACCACATATAATCTAGGCGCTCGGGTTTTCGTTTCCAATCAGGTGATCCTGCGGCCAGCACCCACTGGTCAGCATTCACAAGTAGAAGTTTAACGATCAACAAAATAATAGCACCTTCGGGTGCTTTTTTATTGCCAAAAAATAGGGGTATGTATGACTAAAGGGGATGTATATGGACTTTCTTAGTCAAGTATTGGAAAGCATAAAGAGCCATTCACACATCCTTTTTACAGGTGTGCTGGGTGCAACTTTTGGCTTTCTATTAAGCAAGGAGCCGACCCGGGATCGCTGGATAGGATTCTTTGCCGGCTTCATTTTATGTGTGGTCTTTGCTAAACCGGCAAGTTTATTTCTTGCTAGCGGTAACTACCCAGAACTATTTGGTTTCATTCTGGGCGCTGCTGGTAAAAGTACAGCTGAAGCATTGCTGAGTTTGGCTCGATCAAGAGTTCTTGGTTTAGTCAAAAAGGAGAATGAAGATGCTGCTAATCATAAGTAAAACAGCATTGGTATTATTTATAGTTTCGTTTGCAATCATGGCATTTCATCCAAAAATTCAACTCCCAAAACACATCGATTTTCTATTGGTGTTGTCGATCCTTTTTGGGGCAGCACTTTTTGTTAAAGATGAGTATTCGCCCAGTCCGGCCGGAACACTTTTTTATACCACGGTAAGTATTTTATTCGCACTATTTACCCGACAACTCTATATTTGGGGTAAGGGTGGTGCACGTCCTAAATTTTTTAATACGGATAAAGATGGTGACAACCCATGAAACATATTTTTGATTTCTTGCGAAAGATTAGCGGCGGCAAACTCACCCAGAAACAGGTTGATGCTGCTGACAAACTGATTGCAACTGCTTACGATGATGTCACCAGTATGCTGGGTATCGCTACGGATGAAATGAGCATCAGCCCAAGTGGTATTGATCTGATCCGTAATTTTGAAAGCCTACGGCTCAATGCCTACGATGATGGCGTGGGGGTATGGACCATTGGTTATGGCACCACAAAATACCTAAATGGTATTCGTGTCAAAAAAGGGGATACCTGCACACTGGAACAAGCCAAAAGCTACATGCAACATGACTTGAAAAAATTCGAGCAAACCGTCAATAGCGCAGTCAATGTTCCGATCAATCAGAATCAGTTTGATGCCTTGGTTTCATTGGCCTATAACATTGGACCTACCGCATTTGAAGAATCCACTTTGGTCAAAAGGCTGAATGAGAAAAATTATAAGGCGGCAGCTGATCAATTTGGCTTATGGGTAAATGCTCGTGGCAAACGCCTGCAAGGTCTGGTGAATCGCAGGAAAATTGAAATGGAGTTATTTTTAAAATGACTCTAAATCTATTATGGAAATATAAACACTGGATCGCAATTGCGGTCTTTTTCTTTTTATGGCTAGGGCAAGTTGCTTACACCAATCACTTAAGCGGAAAGCTGCGCAAGGCTGGTGAGCAGTGCACGATAAAAATTCAGAAAATAGAGCAAAACCATCTCAAAGCTCTAACCCATAAACAAAATCAAATTAACCAGATGAGTGCGGATTATGAAGCAGCAAAATCAGAGCAGCACGTGCAAGTCGAAACAGTTACGCGTGAAGTGCAAAAGATCATTGATCGTCCTGTGTATCTCAACCATTGCTTTGATGATAATGGCGTGTCAGCCATCAACTCACTTATCACCGGTGATACCAACAAGCCTCCTTGAGCCTTGTCCTGATTTGCAAAAGTTAGAATCAGGGCAGGGTAAGGTTGCTTTAGTCTGGTCTATTGATGTAGTGGCTAAATATAACGACTGCAAAGCGCGTCATACTGCAATTGTGAAAACCATTAGATAAAACTGAATGATTCACCAGAAAGCAATATTCCAATAAAATAGATAAATGCCCTCAAATGAGGGCATTGTTTATCATTAAAATAAGTGACTGGTTATTAATTAATCCTCAGAATCCCTTCCCAACTAAAATAGTTCTGAGTCAGGTTTTGTCTGGCCATTGCCCATGCGCGACCATGCATTTTGCATGGGCCAATTGCTATTTTCTTATCTCCAAATCTCACCTTAACCTGCTCAAGGGCAGATTGAAGTTTCTCATTTTTCTCTATTTGAGTACTATCAGATAGAAGGTCATATATGTATGTCGATTTTGGCTCGATTGCGGTCAATATCACACCACATTTCTTAAACTCGATTCCTTCTTGAAACAGCTCATTCATTCGCTTTATTACAGCCCGGTTCATAACAGCAGCACAGTCAGTCGGCTCAGCAAATCCGATATTGATCGACTTGTTATAGAAAGGCCTGTTCTTATCAAAAGGATTGGATTGGGCAAAAGCAATCACACAACCACAAAGAGATTCATCTTCTCTTAACCGCTTAACAGCGTTCTGCAGGTAATCACTCATTGCCTCAGATAATGATTCAATATCGGTTACCCGTGCGCCAAATGAGCGTGATGAAATGATTTGCTTCTTGGTTGGCGCAGCCTGCTCAAGTTCGATACATGAAATCCCTTGCAGTTCCATGACAGTCCTCTGCACGACCACTGAAAACAGTTTTCCCATTTGATGTGGATTAGAAGTGGCTAAATCAAGAACAGTATTAATACCTAAGCCTTTTAGTTTTTTACTATGCTGACGACCAACTCCCCAGACTTCGGAAACATCAATCAAACTCGAAAAATAATCTCGGTGCTTCGGATCCATAGAAACCAGATCACAAACCCCATTAAAGCGTTTAGCCTTTTTAGCCATATGATTGGCAAGCTTTGCTTCGGTCTTTGATCGACCAATACCGACACAAACCGGTAATCCGATCCACTGCAAGATCCGCTGTCGCATATTTTGCGCATATTCAACCAGGTCATAATTTTCAGAATAGGCAGTAAGCTTTAAAAAGCACTCATCAATCGAATAAACTTCCTG